TAAATTACCCGACGCATCAACCGCTGCTTCGTTCGCATTTGTGGTGGGGTCCACAATTTTAATTGCATGCTGTACCCTGAGATCTGCCATGTGTTACTGCCCTCCTACTAAATAAATTGTTAGTCCCCCCACGCACCATATCTAAATCAACGCCATGAGTTTATCAAGTTCCTCATTTGACGCAGCCCCATGGGTCTTTTCCAGTCCTTTGAGTTTCTCTTCATAATCCTTGATCGCTTTCTTTGTCGCCGTAATATTTTCTATGAGTTTGGCCTTTCTGTCAGACATCTCCAAAACAGATAAGATTTGTTTTTGGATAGTGGCTTGGAGATCTAAAATCTGTGAACGCAACCGTTGAATTTCGACCTGGTAATTCGGCATAATATCAGCCATGTGATTCCTCTTGTATCTTTCTAATGACTCCCGTGTCGTAATTCACTTCAATTTTCCCTTCAACCTGATACTGCTTTCCAATCTCATTCCAGAGATGTTGGTGACCACGTTTGACAAGCCCTAATTCCAATGAGAGGCGATTCATCAAAGCCATGGATTCTTTCAAGGCTGCTAAATGTTCTGGTGGTATAACTCCAACAATATCCCCCATGCATTACTCCTCGTCATAGAAAAATGTGGCATATATATCGGCGGCTTCTGACGTATCAAGGTTGGTCACGGTCACGCGAAACGTATCAAGACCTGCACCAGCATCTTGTGCGACGGTGATGAACTTTTTGTGTGCCGATGTAAAATCGACACTTGGCCCAATCCAGGTCACCAATACCCCACTCGGCACCGCATTCGTCACCGTATGCAGTTCGGCTTTAAATGGGACTGAACTCGACACCACGAGTTGAACGAGCTGCCCCGTTGTGCCTGAACTTATTTGTGATGCGTCTAAATCTCCCTGTCCACCAGCGGCGACAGACGCAACGGTGCTATGTGTTCGTTTCGCGGATAACACCGCTAAACTGACTGAGACACCTTCACTCGCGGTCACCCGTCCAATATCTGTTGCGGTGGCACCGGCTGGCTGCACCCGTTGGCGTTGGACGGTATTCGCTCCTACGACAAGGGTTTCAGCATCAACTTTTTTCCCACCAGCATCAGTGGGGACTTGAATAAAACTATCAGACATGGTTTATGATTTCCAGTAATTTGTAAAGTTCGTGTCGCAAATGTTAACTTGCTATTACGGCACTGGGGTAACTGGTTTCTGCTTAAGTATAATTTGCACACTGCCAGGTGTACTAGGAATTAAATCGTAGTTACATCCTACTTCTAAACTCATGGTACTTTCATTTCCAACATTGTCCACGGCTGTCACACGAAAATACTTATCCCCTTCGGCTAATGAACTATTCAACATTTGAGCAGCATCAGTCCCATTTGCCGGTTGCGGTACTGTCATAAGAATAAGTGTTGAGTTATCCACCAATGGGTCAATAGGGTTGTTTGCTGCATAGACTCGGTATTCTCGCAAGTCTGCCTCAAGTCCCATTATCCATTGTAGTTTGGACTCATCATTGCAACTGGTATTAGCGGGGGTTTGCTGTGCTCCCACGTCAGTGGTGAGGCAAGAGGCCATCAAACACAAAGCGATTAAAACTGGTAGAAATCGATTCAAGGTGGTATCCCCTTATCAAGTAAAGGTAGGAGGGAGAGTGCAAGAATTGCACTCTCCCTGTTAAGGGTTACGGGTTACCGATGTCGAACTCAGCGGCAGGCATTGCATTTGTCACATAAGGAATATGCCCCGAAAGGTTACTCCCGATTAACAGTGCGCCATACTCAGCCACGGCGGTTCCGACTGTACCGGACACACGAAGATACCTACGAACAGGTGTCCCGCTATCACGGTTACATTTGATCTTACCCACGAGAACCGTATTGTCTCCGGTGTCAGGCACCTGTGCAAACACGGCTCCCGCCAAGTCCGCCCAAGCACTATTGTCGGCAGAATCCTCAATTTTAATATCGAGGGTACTGGTCGCAATCATGACACCGATCTGCACGATCACTGTGCACTGCTCCATGCCTTTGGTGTCGAGGGCAGTACCGGTTGTGACACCGACTGCTCCACCAGCCAACCCAGCAAGGGAATGCACATTTTGAAAATCATCATACTTAGCCATCAAAATCTCCTTATCTCATACGCTATGGCGTATAAATACCATTTATGCGCCACTCCGTATATTTGTGTGTTATGCTCCTGAAGCGTCAACCACTTTGTTCACGTTAATACCAACCGCAAACGATTGGACACGCCGAATGGCGACATCAACGTCCATGATGGCCCGAACCCAAAGTTGATCACGTTCGAAGGCTGTGCTAGCATCTTCACTGGCTTTCAAGCGCAGTCCGCCCCACATCCCGATTAACAGATCAGACCAATTGCCAAAGATGACTTCCCCCTGGTCAGTAGATCCACCGAGGTTCGTTGGCAATTGTGTCGTCGTTTGGAATGGGTATCCCAACAAGGCTGTGATATTCGCAGCAGTCATAGGCTGAGTTTGTAAGAACGGTCCTTCATTGTCCACCGTCGCGAACGCTGCGGCCCGTAATTTGCTCATCTGGCGTTTAATAGCCGGTGCAAATGTGTATCCGAGTTTCCCCTTCAACGCATCAGCATCTTCGAGCACGCCTTCAAGTTCGTACATTCCTTCCCATGAAGGATTCGTTGCGGCACCGTGAACGGCTGTGCTGTCAAAATCTGTCGTCACAACACCCACTTGATTCACAATCCCTAATGGCTCTCCAAGCGTTCCCGTTCCGCGAAGTGCGGCAATGTCCAGCTTACGAGCAATTTGCTCGGCCATATCTGTCTGCACCAATTGCTCAATCGCAGGGTTCGTTAGGCGAACAGAACGATTGGACATTTTCACTAACGTACCAAGAGCCTTGGGGTTCATCTGTAACTGGCCCAGCCCGATGGCACTTTCGGTCAACGGTGAATTTTCTTCAATCCAGTTCGCTGTTGAAGAACTCGTCTGCTTCGGAATCTCAACAGGAATCCCTGTCAAGCCTTCGAGCACTGTGGCTCCCAACGCATTGGTCACCATGTTGGATCGGAGGATTTCAATGAATCCGCCCAACGCCTGCAACGGCACCAAGAACCCACCGGCTGTATCCACACCCGCCGATTGTGCTTTGGTTTTCGCGCTCAACATGACTTCTTTCTCAAAATCGGCACCTTCCCAATCCCGTGTGGAAATGGCATTGAAGGCTTTGAAAATTGAGAACTTTTGTTTTTCATCTTCGAGACCAGGCTCATTCGCCCATTCTCTTTTGGTCATCGCTTCGCTCATGTCGCCGAGTTTCAAGTTCACTTCGTTCAACATGGCCTCTAATGATTTCACTTGCCCTTCGACGTCAACATACGACTTTTCGCCTGCAGCTAACTTCTCGTTAATCGTAGCGGCAAGGCTATCCAACTTTACAGCTAGATCCTTTTGGTACTGTTCAAATTCCACGCTCATTTATTTTCTCCTTTGGCGACTTGTGTCGTTTTAAAAGCTTTCTCGTTAAAACGTGATAACACACTATCCAACGTCTTCATCAGCGCACTGGGATCTAGTGTACCCTCTAGCGTAGAGCTAGGTACAACAACCACAGGGTCTGCTTTCAACTTTGGCTCACTCAACAAACTCACGATTGATTTGTTAAGTGTGTCCATGACTTGCTTCGAGAGGTCCACTGTCTCTCGCAGCGTAATCAAAGACGCAACTCTCTTGTCTTGTTCATCAAAGGTTGTTGTCATAGCCTGAAACTGTGCTTGCAACATGACGACTTCCGCTTTCAATTCTTCCAATTGCTTCATGTCTAATTCCTCTTCAAAGGTTTTGCGGTACTCTTCAAGCTGTACCGCTTTCGTCTCACCGAAATGGGTGAGTTGGTTATGATATTTCTTGTCAATGTTCGCTGCCAGGGCGTCCTGGTGTGCGGGGATATTCACAGCACTCAATTCCAACAGTTCTTGGCGTAAGATGTCCAATCCCATCAACCTCCCGTCATTTGAGAAAATTGGCTCAATATCTTTGGGGATGAACCCAACCGACACGGCTGAGAGGAAACCCCCCACGATTGATTTGAAAATGGTGTCTGCGAACTCGTTCACGTCCTTGGGAGCGAATTCCACATCAAACTCTAAGCCGTTCCCCTGACGGGTTACGGATTTCACCCTGCCAATTGAGGGAATGCTGGTATCGTGATTCCACAGGAATACAGGATTTTTCTGAAAATTATCTAATTCCCACCCATCCACTCGCACAATGTCTCCGGTACGGTCGGGCGTCTCTTTGGTGCCAATGAACTTCACCCTGCGGGACTTTACATCAAAAGCCTTCACAGAAGAGGTAAATAAGGTTCGGACAACTGGGTTCATAGATCCTCCATTCCCTTATAGGGAAGTGCGACACCTTGTTAGAGTTGAGAAGAGAAAACAACGTCTAAAAAAATGAGTATGTTAAAATTTGAAAAGTAGTGTAACATTCACTTAGTAGAAGTGGAGGAAAACCTCCCAGATCCATTGATTTGATTGCAATTTTTTGTTACACCACATTCGCACCAAATACGACGATTTTCTTGTCATTCTCTAGTTCTTTCGAACTAGGCACTTCGAAGTGCTCCAAAATATCCGGTAGGCCGGTATTGAGTGCATTGTATAACCCCTTGGTTCTATTGACTATTTCATCCAGATCATCGAAGTGTAACGCCACAATGGTCTGTAGACTGTTGTGCAACTCAGTATTCATACTTAGAAGATCTGAGATATCTCCTTTACTTTCAAGGAGTTCCTTCAGTCTATCGTTCTCATCCTCAAGGTTGAGCAGGTTCGCCCTGCTGTTACAGAACGCTTTGAGCTGTCTAACCCTTTGTTTGTAGAAGAAGGTTTGAATAGTCTTCACCTCTAACGCATTGAGATTCCTCACGTTTTGCAGTTGTAACATTTTCGGCCCTGCTGTCGCAACACCTGCGGGTGGTGGCAATTCGATCCTCGTTGACGGTTGTGGTGACGTATCCCCAGATCCCGTTACAGGTTTCGCAAGCGGATCTTTCTGTGGGGGCCGGTTGTCAGGAGGAATGGGCGACCCATCTGCGTCAATGGCAATGGGTGTAATACTGACAGGAATATGCCCGACATCCTGCCATTTATTCTCCGGCATGCCCAAGTTGAGTCTTTTATTGATTTGGTTGACGGGGTACCCCATTTCCCACAAGGTTCGCCCTGACAGCACTTTCTCGTGAAACTCATCCCATAGGGCCTCAATCCCACTGTGATCGAACTCTGCCCACACCCTGCCCCCGTTGATACGGGAAAACAGCTGTGACCAGAACGCCCACTCAATGAGCTTCATCTTCGGCAACAGGTTCTTCAACCAAAATTCCCGAGCTTGCACCTTCACCACTGCGAGGTTGGCCCCGTCCGCTAAAATACCGACTTCACCCTTCGGCACATTGAACACGGCTAAGGTTTCGTCACGATTCCATTTCTTCTGGTCAAGGAACTCCATATCCTTCTGACTGAAGGAGGTTTGCTTCCATTTGGCCCCACCCTCCAATAACAGGAGTTTGTGAGCATTTCCTGGTCCGCCGTGCTTGTCGTCGTACTGCTGGACAAGACGATTGAATTGCCTATCCGTTAAGGTCTCATCGATTTCGACAACACCACCTGGCGCACCAGAATTTCGATAGAAACTGTTATTGAACTGATTCGCTAACAGATCCTGCGTAATTCCTTGTCGTGCGGCAGAGATAGGGCTTAAACCCCGAAAAGGATCTAATGGGTTCCAAAACTTAAAATGAATGACTTCATGCAATTTGAACGGAACACGCTTCCCGTTCTCCATGACTTTCTCCCAACCGACAAGTCGCTTGGTATTCTTATTGATGACTTCTTCCCATGCGCTGGGGTCATCCGGCCACATCTCTTTGGGGACTTCATTCTCATTTTTTCGTAGTAGCACAATGAAGACTTCACCGTGCAGGGTCAACCACGAGACGGTGGATTCAATAAATTGACCGAAACCCATCCA